TTATTTGTTTAGTTTAGGATTTACATCATCAAATAACTTGAACTTAATGATTTCATCCCCCGCCCATTCATTAACCTGTTGAGCAATTGAGTTTTGTTCAGGAATAACTTCACTGAACCAAAAAGTTTCACGCGCTTCACTGATAGATCCAAAGCCCCCAGCATTGGATGGAATAATTCCGAGTAATTGCGGTGGTGTACGTTGTGAAGCAAGAACATCATCACGTGTTGCATTTTTAATATTTAGAAATTCATCCTTTGCAGCCAATTCGGAAACAGGAATTAATTTTAATCCGTCCTTATCTCCACCAGGCGCATGAAGAAATAAGTTTTTAAAGTTGCCAGGTCCGCGAGCATCCTTTATTGCTTTTTTTAATTCCTCTGCATCATCATCATCTATCTTTGAATCTGTCATATAAAGAATGAATCCAGCGTGTGAACCATTGTTATAGTATTTTCTTCGAAATAAGGTCGCAGATTCATTTAACCAGGCTGATTGCAAAGCCGATACATATTCAGGTGTACCATATATTTCTTGGTCAATATCTGCAGTCTTAATATGACAGACTGTTCCATATTTAAATTCAAATTCTTCAAATCCATCTTTTAGCATTAAATATTGATCAATGCTTTTCATGCGACGCATGTACTTAGCCATCAATCCCTTTAATTTCATTCTGTCATTCAAACGATTATCTATATTTTGAAGATAACCATTACCAAAAACCAATTTATCCAGGACTAATCTTTCAAAATCGGCTGCACTCAAAAATTTATGTGGAATAAATGAAGCAACCAACTGATTCTTTTTATAGATAATTGCTGTTGATAAATATGGAGTAGCTCTAAATGATTTTGCCAATCCATTCATACTAATATGTGGTTCATAATATTTACCATTCCAACATGCTTCAAAATACTGGGAAAGATCTCGACCATTTAGAACTGGTTCAGGATCTCCAAAAGTGAAAGCATGAAATTTTGAATCGGACATTTATGAAATCTCCATAGAGGATTTTTTAGTTTGTTTGGAATTGTCCAGTGAAAGCGGTTCATTGAATAAGGCATGAAAAATTGCAAAAGCTAAATCAGCATGACCAATATTTTCGGCACGTGACGCTTCAAAGGTCATTTGTTTTTGTGAAGCTGTTAAAGTCTTTTTAATTGCCATTAGTGATTGGGCAATATCTGTAGATCCTGCATCAAACTCAAGACGTCCCTTGTTGATGACATCCATTCCTTTCATGACTAATTGCGTTTTGACATCGACGCTATAATTGAAAGTTGTTAGATTAGGGAAAAATTCCTGAACCAATTGAGCTACCCCAGTACCCATACCAGATTTATCTAAACCGATATATCTGACATTGTATTTTGCACAAATTTTCTTGATGTATTGTGCTTGACTGGCAAAGTCCATACCTTTGAATTGGTGATGTTCAAGTACACGGAATTTATTCGAATTTGCGTCAGGTGGTGCAATGACCACAAGCCCTGCACTATCACCACTTTCTGCTGGATCATAACCGACCCACACAGGTTTATTTCCAAATGGTCTGACAGCTAAAGGTTTAAAGTCATTCGCCCAAACCTCCCAACTATCGACCATACATGGTTGAATCATAGATAGTGGGAAAACACTATGCCCATCATCCACGAACTCACACATGTATAAATTCGCAAACTCATCTGCATTGTTTTCTGCAATCAATTCATCAATATCGAATAAATTGCAACCCTGACGTTCAGCATCGTAAATATTAACAATATGACGCCATACGCGATCCTCGCATAAAATTCCTGTTGCAAGTTTTTTATGGGATGTATCTATTTCAACACGTTTATCTTTTGGACGACCTTTATTAAATTCCTCACCTGTCCAGAATCTATAAGCTTCGTGCGTTTTACTAGATGGTGTAGAAAAATAAGTCTTTTTATATTGCTTTTGAGAAGCCATAGCTGATGCAACTTTTTTAAGTGTTGCAAAGCCATGAACCCAAAAAAATTCATCGAAATATAGATCACCATGATAAGACTGTGCAGTCTTGGCATTGGTACCTAAAAAGATCAATTGAACGGTCGAATTATCTGGGAGTGTGATAGAAATTGGATCGCCTTGAAGATCCACACCTATTGATTCCATCACAAAGTTTTTTATGTAAGTTTTAAAACCATGTGCTTGAGCTTTAGATGCAGATAAGAAGATTTGATTTCGACCTGTTGTAACCGCTTTGATCAAAGCTTCACGTGCAAAATAGAAAGTCGCACCAATCTGACGAGATTTTAATAATGCACGATTTCGCTGTTCACGTGCGCGGTACCATACTTTTTGATACTCAAATAATCCTTCGTCAAAATCTTCTAATAATTTTTCTACTTGTTCTTCTGTCAGAACATTTTTTGGTGATGATTTTCGAGTCCCTGTATTTCTACGTTTTAAATTCTCATTAAGATCTGCTTCATTACCACCATTATTATATTTATTAATTTTCGCCATACGTTCCAGCTGGCGCATCAAGCAATCAATTTCTTTAAAATCGTTTGGAGATTTTTTTTCTTTAATTATTAACTTTACAAGCTGGGCTTCAAGTGCTTGTGCAACACGACCTTCAGGCGCTTCCTTGTCCCATTCATCTCGTGATTTCCATGCATGAACATTTTTGTCATTCTCTTTGATAAATTCAGCAATCGAGCTGATTCGCCACCCCATCCAGTACAAAAATTTTGCAAGAAGGCGGTTATCAAAATCAGGACTATTTAAAAGTGTAGATGTATTTTCCATTGGCTCATTAAGCCAACAGACTCAACTTAATTCATCGTGCCTGTCTTGTTCTAAATCACTTGCACAAGTCGTATGTATTGAATGTTTCCCCATATCTTCCGATTCTGCTTACTACTTTATTAGATAAATTCCTATGCATTAAGCAGGATCTAACTATGCCCAAAAAATCCAAGTTTTTCCGTGTTGCAGTTGCAGGATCAACGACCGATGGTCGTGTGATTGAAGCTACATGGTTAAATCAAATCGCAAAAAACTACAATATCAATACTTATACAGCTCTCGGTAACATGGAGCATTTTCGCAGTATTTATCCTGATGGCGCATTTGGTACATATGCAAAAGTACTTGCTGCTAAAGCAGAAGAAGTCGAAATTAATGGTGAAAAGAAGCTTGCCCTTTTTGTTCAGGTGGATGCCTACGATTCACTAATTGAATTACACAAAAAAGGTCAAAAACTATTCACATCCATTGAAGTCAATCCAAACTTTGCTGATACAGGTGAAGCTTATTTGATTGGTCTTGCTTTCACTGACTCCCCCGCATCATTGGGAACTCAAATCATGGAGTTTGCTTCAAAAAATCCAGAAGCAAATCCATTCACATCTAAAAAACAGCATAAAGAAAATTTATTTACTGCTGCTGCTGAAACCAACATCGAATTTGAAGAAACTGAACCTTCAACAGTCGGTTTGTTCTCAAAGGTTTTGGATTGGCTAAAACCAAAACAAGAAGAACAAGACAATAAAAATAATGGTCAATTCAAAGAAGTATCTGACTCTATTGAAGCAATTGCCAAAACCTTTGGTGACACTCAAACAGAATTAGTAACTTTGAAAAAAGATTATTCGACGCTTCAAACTAAGCATTCAGATTTAGAAACTCAATTCAAAGAGTTGAAAATCAAACTTGGTCATGAACCCCACAAAGACACACCGCCTGCACCTGAAAATTCAGGCAATTTCTCAGAAAAAGTCGAGTACTAAAAGTATGCAAAAATTAACACGTGAAAAGTTTGACTACACTGTAGCAAAAATTGCCGAAGTGAATGGTGTTTCAAACCCATCAAAAAAATTTACAGTTGAACCATCTGTAGCACAAAAAATGATCAATGCTGTACAGCAATCATCGGACTTTCTTAAACAGATCAATGTAACACCTGTTGATGAAATGAAAGGTGAAGCCATTGGTCTAACTCAAGGACAAACTATTGCTGGACGTACTAACACTAAAGGTGGGACAGAACGAAAAGCAGTTGATCCGACAGGCTTAGAATCAAATCCATATGAATGTGTTCAAACTAATTTTGACGTAGCTTTACGTTATGAAAAATTAGATGCATGGGCAAAATTCCCTGAGTTTTATTCAAAATGGCAAGCCTTTGTAAATCGTGCAATTGCCCTAGATATGATCATGATTGGTTGGAATGGCAAATCCGCTGCTGTTACAACTGACCGTACAACAAATCCATTATTGCAAGACGTCAATATTGGCTGGTTGGAAAAGATCCGTACTAAAGCCCCTGAACACTATATGAAAGAAGTTGTTCCAGCTTCAGGTAAAGTTGTGGTAGGTCCAACAGGTGACTATAAAAATCTTGATGCTGTTGTTGTCGATGCAGTTAGTAATTTAATCGGTGAAGTCCATCAAGATGCAACAGATCTTGTCGTTATTTGTGGTCGTCAATTACTTAATGATAAAAACTTCCCTTTGGTCAATGATGCAAAAGACAATACCGATACTTTGGCTGGTCAAGTACTTTTAAGTCAAAAGCAAATTGGTGGCTTACCTGCTGTACGTGTCCCATTCTTCCCAGAAAATGCGCTACTAGTGACATCACTTGATAATTTATCGATCTATTTCCAAAGTTCAGCTAAACGTCGTTCAGTTGAAGAAAATGCTGCATTGGATCAAATTGAAGATCGTCAATCATCTAATGATGCTTACGTCATTGAAACTTATGACAAAGTTGCATTTGTCGAAAACATCGAAATTAAAGAATAAGGTGAATTATGTTGAGTCCAGCTCGACGTCATCGCCTAACAGTTTTGGCAGCACTTGCAGCTGTCAAAACTGAATCAGAATTTGGCGGTGTACGACAAGACGCAAGCGTCTACCAACTTCAACTTACTGAGTTGAAAAATGATCAGCATGTATTACGTGGTATTGCTTCAGAAATTGAACGCGCCAAAGCCAAAGCGGAAGTTATTCCAAAACATATGCCCTATGTGGATGGTGTCATAGCATCTGATGCAAAACTTGAATCAGATGATGTCATTACAACCATTATGCTGTGGTGCTTAGATGTTGGCGAATATGCTGAAGGCTTAAGAATTGCAGAGTACGCCTTAAAACATAATCTAAAAATGCCTGATGCTTTTAGCCGTAATACTGCAGCAATTGTTGCAGAAGAAATCGGCAATGCTGCGCGTGTTAAGTTCAAAACTGGTGAAATCTTTGATTTAAACATTTTAGAGCAAGCAAATAATCTAACCGCACCTTTCGATATTCATGACGAAATTCGTGCCAAATTATATTTGGCGATTGGCCGTAGTTTCTTGCAACTTGAACAATTCGCACCAGCTGTTGAATTTTTAACACTTGCAATTAAGCGTAATGAAAATTGTGGCGGTAAAACAGATCTTCAAAAAGCCGATAAGGCATTGAAAAAGCAATTAGAAGAAAACCCACCTCAACCATTGTTAAACCCCAATGGTACACCTGTAGTCGATGAGTTTGGCAATCAGGTTTTTGAGGGTATTTCTTCAACCTAGTGCCCCGCACCAACCGAGGGGCAGATCTGATGATGATATGCCATTTATGTGCACTGTTAGATTCGGCTCTCCACCCCTCAACTATAATGAGAACGACATGACTGGATTAATCGCAAACGGTAATAAGTCAGATCCTGAACAAATCATTAGTAGTGATCCGTTCTTTCCTAGTGTGTCCTCAAAGCAGATCCGCGAATATTTACGTTTAGACAGTAGTTTGACAAATCTTCGTTTAGTTCCAGCTATTCAAGCAGCTGTAATTGAAGTTAATGAACAACTTGAAAGTCTAACAAGTAAAGCTGCTTCACTTGGTGAAATCAGTAAAAAAACTATCACTGTTGATGGCATAACAAAGCCTATCACTGAAGTTCTATATTTTCGCGCAGTTTCTTGTGCCACTGGTGCAGAAGTCAATGAACGATACAGAAGCTATGACACCAGCAATACAGGTGATCAAAAGGCGGAAAAACTCACCATAACAATTGATGATTTCCGTCGTGACTTACGCTTTGCTATTCGTGATCTTAAGAAAATACGTCGTTTAAATGTGGAGTTGGTTTAAATGAAAACAGTTTACGCCATTCAAAACGATACGCTTGACGCGATTTGCTGGCGTTACAACTTAGGTTCTGCAGCTGTTGTACAAGTACTAGAAGCAAATTCCAAATTGTCTGAGCTTGGCCCATTTATACCAATGGGCACAGCAATCCAACTACCTGACCTTACAACACAACAAAATAAAACTACCCAAACTATTCAACTTTGGGACTGAGAAAAAAATGACAGATCCAACATCTTCAACAGTAGCGATAACAATGGGAGCTGGTGCAGCGTCATTACTTCCATTTGTAAATGGTGATGCACTTTTTGGTGCGATTATCGGTGCAGCATTTATTGCTTTCTTTTCTAAGAATCTTGATTACAAAAACCGTGTGGCCTATTTCTTATTATCCACGGCAATTGGCTATTTGCTTTCCCCTGAAATTGTCAATCGCACAATGATCGATAGCCATGCGACTTCAGCTTTTTCTATATCAATGGTTGCAATTATCATTCTACAAAAAGTTGTTGAATGGCTTAGGAATGCATCACTTACAGACATTTTTAGTCTATTAAGTAGCAAGCTTATTGAAATTGCTTCCGTGTTTAAGAAAAACAAAGATCCACAAAAAAAGGATGAATAACATGGAAACATTATATTCAATTGTCGCTTTTGCCTTATACGTAGCTATTGCCCTTCGTATCATTTGTTTTAACAGTGAAATTGCTCATCAACATAAAGCCCATGAAATTATCGCTTTTGGATTGATCGCATCTTTGATCGGTCAAGCGATAAACATTTTATTATACAAAGATCCAGTAACAGCAATGGATGTCCTAGTCGCATCCTTTCTTTTCATTATTGTATTTAATGCTAAAGGGAATATAGCCCTGTTATTAAGGAGCAAATCATGATTTTAAAATATGGCTCAAAAGGCACTGCAGTTGTTGATTTGCAAAAATTACTAATTAAAAATGGTCTAAGAGGCAGGAATAATAAAACCATTGCAAAAGATGGTGATTTTGGTGATAACACTGAATTTGCAGTCATACAATTTCAGAAAAACAAAAATCTGAAAGTGGATGGAATTGTAGGGAATGCAACGTTTAAAGCATTACGTGGCGAAGATATCAGTAAACTTCTTACCGAGTCTAATTTAGAAGTTGGCGCAAAACGCTTAGGAGTTCCAATCACTGTTATTAAAGCCATTGCTGAAGTAGAAACATTAGGTGATGGATTCTTAGAAGATGGTCGCCCTAAAATACTATTCGAACGTCACAGAATGTACTTTTATCTTTCCCAAAAACTTGGAAAAGGTATTGCAGATCTATCAATGAAATCTCAACCAAGTATTGTGAATACAGTTACTGGTGGTTATCGCGGTGGATCTGCTGAATATATTCGCTTAAGTAGTGCAAAATTACTTGATGAAAAATGCGCTTTACAATCTGCATCTTGGGGTCGTTTTCAGCTTATGGGCGAAAATTGGAAGGATTTGGGATACCCATCTGTACAAGATTTTGTTATGCAACATTACCAAAGTGAAGCCTTGCAGTTTGAAGCTTTTTTAAGATTCTGTGAGTTTAAATCAGGCACAGTGGATGGTAAAAAGTGGACCCTTTTAAATGCCCTTCAGCAAGAAAATTGGCATGTCGTTTTTACACTGTACAACGGAAAAAATTATAAAAAACTCGGCTATGATGCGAAGTTCTTACGTGTCATGAATCGCTTAGACCCGAACTATAAGAGTAAAGCAGCATGAAGAAACCCCAGTCACTTCGTGACTATTTGTTAAGAGCACTTCCTGAACTGCCAACAGATCAAGATCGGTTACGAATTGTAGCCGATCAAGGCAGTATGCAATGCCTTATGACAGCTGGTTTTAGTTTTGAAATGTCTTACAAATTAGAAATTTTATTGACTGAATGTACAACCGAACCAGAAGTCATCGCCCTGGTAATTTTCACTTGGCTTCAACAACATCAAAGTGAACTCATGGCGAACCACTCTAAGTCTAAGGAGGCCATCACCTTTGAAAGTGAAATTATTGATAATGAAAAATCTGATATTTATTTCTCAATCGATTTGAAAGAGAAAATTATTGTAGAAAAAAATTCAGATGGAAAATTAGAAATAAGCTATCCAGCTGAACCGCAATATACCGAATTTGGTGAGCCAACTAATGTCCAAGTGATAAAAGATGGCGAAATTTTGTTTGAATTTATGACTATTGAAAAAAATGGTTGGTCTTTAGACATGCCTTTCCCTGGTAAAAATCCATGAATGAATTTGCAAAACTCCCCGCATATACAAATGATATTCTCCAAAAAATGTCACCAGGGGAGCGTGCAAAACTATCAAAAAATATTGGTATAGATCTTCGTAATAGCCAAAAGCAAAGGATTACTTCTCAGAAAAATTCAGATGGTTCATCATACATTCCACGTAAAAAAAGATTACGTGAACGTATGAAAGGTAAAGTTAGAAACAAAATGTTTAATAAAATAAAATCACTAACTTACCTAAAAGTTATGACAGATGCGAATGCTATAAATATTGGATTTGCTGGCCGTATTGCCCGTATAGCGCGTGTTCATCAATATGGTTTACGTGACCGTCCAGAAAAAAAATCCTCTACTATTCAGTACCCAAAGCGTGAACTTCTCGGCTTAACAGAGCAAGACATAACAAACATTGCTTCACTACTTGAAAAACATTTAATTAATTAAATAATTCTCCCTTGTTTAACATCCTTTAAACAAGTTCAAGTTGCTGAAAATCAAATATTCATGAAGCACAGTGTTGTCATGAATGCAGATGATAAGCGACGTCTTGAAAATATTGTCCGTTTCGGCACAGTAAAGACTATAAATCCGTCCAAACCAATACCAAAAGTCATAGTTAATCTTGACGATATAGACACGCCTGAAATTCGTTGCCTAAATATCCGATCTGGGGACGATTCAACATGGGATATGCCCTCAGAAAATGAAGAATGTGTAGTGATTTCACCATGTGGCGAAATTGGTCAATCTTCTTTTGTCTTATATGGTTTCTACAATGAGGACTACCCTGCCCCATCTGATGACTTAAATAAAAAATTACGCATATTTTCAGATGGTTGCATCATTGCCTATGATACATCTGCTCATCATCTTTCTGCAGTTTTACCCAAAGGTGGTACAGCAACAATAAATGCAAATGTAAAAATCAATGGATCGCTTCATGTTTCTGAAGGAATTACTTCAGACTACGATATTTCAACTCCTGCAGATGTTAAGGCTGGTGACATCTCACTGAAAAATCATTTAACAACGGGTGTTAAATCGGGTTCTGAAACTTCTGGAGGACCTAAACCATGATGTCAAAAGTTAATGGGACACTTCTAGATAATGAGTTGGATCAAATAAAGCAATCAATTCAAGATATTTTAACCACGCCAATTGGTTCCAGAATAATGCGACGTAACTATGGATCACTACTATATCAATTAACTGATGCCCCATTTAATGAAATCACTTTATTGCAACTCTATGCAGCAACTGCTTCAGCCTTATTACAGTGGGAAGACCGAATCAATTTACATTCAATACAACTCAGCAATATTACAAATTCGGGGAAATATGATCTAAGTATTGAAGTCAGCCTTAATAACAAAAACGAAAAATCATCATTGAATATTCACTTGAACTTCGGAGCTATTGCATGAGTATTGTTGACTTCTCTCAATTACCAATTCCAGAACTTATTTCAAATATTGACTATGAAGAAATTTTAAAACAACGCAAAGAATCATTTATCTCACTGTATACATCACCAAAAGATCAAGAATCATGGCGAGTTATTTTATCAAGAGAATCAGAGCCTGTTGTAAAGTTGCTTCAAGAAAATGCTTATTTAGAAATGTTGTATAAAAACAAATGCAATGAAGACGCACGTTCTTTACTGCTTGCTTACGCAACAGGCTCGAATTTAGATCACCTAGCATTAACGGAATATGGATTAACTCGTTTACTTGTAACCCCTGAAAATACAACAGTCATCCCTCCTTTACCTGCTGTTTATGAATCAGATGAACGATTAAAAGAACGTTGTCTATTAAGTTGGGATAGCTTAAATACTGCTGGCTCAGTTAATGCTTATCGCTTTTTTTCCTTAAGTGCAGATGGTCGTGTTCATGGTGTCAAAGTCTATTCACAAGAAGAAAATCCTTACCTTTTAGATATCATTATTTCACAAGTTGATAGCAACAACGCAGAAGCATCAACGGAACTAATCAACATTGTTCAAAAAGCTTTAGATCCTGAAGATGTACGCCCAGTATGCGACCGTCCAATAGTCAAATCATCAATAGCAAAAGAATTTCAAATCGCTGCACGACTGTTTATGGGTAAAAATGCTGAAGATTCTCTTATGCTTGATGCTGCGAATATCCGCATAAATAACTACATCGAAAAAGTTAAAAAGAATGGTTCAAGCATTCGCTTATCAGCCATTTATGCAGCACTACATGTGGATGGGATTAGCCGAGTTGTGATTGATCAGCCTACTACAGATATTGAAATTGATACTTGGCATCATCCCCATTGTAAGTCGGTCAATATCAGTATTGGAGGTACAGAGTGAAAACATTACTTCCACCAAATTCGACCCAACTTGAACGAAATCTAGCAGAAGTCAATAAGTCTACTTTTGATATTCAATCGATTCGTATTATTAAAGATATTGATCAAGTTCCCTCACAATTTTTGCCTTTCATTGCATGGCAAAAAAGTGTCGATTATTGGGATGATAATTGGCAAGACAGTTTAAAACGAACAGTGATTAAACAATCAAAATCTCAGCACAAAATAAAAGGAACAGCTACTGCTATTCGTCGTGCATTAGAGCCATTTGGTTATGAAGTTAAGTTAATTGAATGGTTTAAAGCATCTCCAAATCTTAGACCTGGCACATTCAATTTAGAGCTTGATTTGATCGGTAAAAGTCTAAGTGCAGAGGTTTTCTATGAAGTTAGACGACTTGTTTCAGATGCAAAATCAGCTTCAAGACATCTAGCAAATTTATCAATCACATCAAATCCGATTCTGACAGTGACAAATACGATAGTCCATCAAAGCGCACTTACTTTTACGAGTCTTCCGAGAAATTAAAAAATGGCAGAATATTATAATGTCACCACCAATATTGGTGATGCAGAAATCGCTAGAGCAATAGCAACAAATACTAAACTGAACATCACCCATATTGCATTCGGTGACGGAAATGGCGCTGTCCCAACGCCATCTAAAACAAGAACAACATTAGTGCGAGAGGTTCACCGCCAAGCAGTCACAAAATACGAACGTCATCCAACAGTTGTAAACTGGATCATTATTGAAACCATTATTCCATCCAACATTGGTGGCTTTTGGGTTCGAGAAATGGGCGTAATTGCCGATGGAAAAATGATTTCACATGGTTCACATGCTCCATTTGAAAAAGTTGCAGATCCTTCAGGAGTTTCAGAATATCGACTCAAATTCACACAAGATATTCGAGATGGAAATGTTGTTTCAATTACGCTTGATCAATCATTAATTTATGCAACTCAAGCTTGGGTCGAAGAAAATTATATAAAGCGTTCTGAGATTGTCGATAATCTGACAACTGACATTTCGAATAAACCGTTATCAGCTAAACAAGGGAAATACTTACAGGATAATAAGCTCAATCGAGCTGTGAGTATCCCGGCAAATGCTGATTTAAATAGTTATCAGACTCAAGGCAGTTATTTTGTAGATTGGGATATTACAGCTGCAACAATCAAAAATAGTCCTACAAATTTATCGTTTAATCTTCAAGTTGACGTAACCGCAGGTATTATCCAACGTTTAACAACTTACAACGGTGGTGGCACTCAACAATTTATTCGCTCGTATTATTTGGAGTGGTCTGGTTGGTACAGGCTTTACAGCGAATTAAATCCGCAACCCACTGTTGATGCTGTTGATCATTTAAATTCAAGTGATGCTAAAAGACCTTTATCAGCAAATCAAGGTCGTCTATTAAACGTAACTAAACTTGATAAAGATACTGAGCAAAATAGTTTCAGTACTGATAAAGATTTTTTAGATAAATACGCCACTCGAAAAACCCCCTCATTCTTCTTTGATGGTGGATTTGGAAAGTTTTTTAACCAGTTTACCGTTGGAGTTGCATCGAGTTTAGATGGTGGTGCTTATTTTATTGTTGGTGCTTCACCTATCAATAATAAAGTCAAAGTTATGTCAGGCGTAAGACGAGAGAACGGAACGTTTGATTTACAAAAAAATTTAACTTTGCTCGATAGTGAATCTAATAATGTTGTAAATGGTGACTTCGTTTGGGATAACCATAAAGCTGGTGGCTGGGCAAGAGGTCTAGTCTATAAAGCAAAGTCCGATAGCTCTAAATATTCAGGTTTTGGAGCATATGGCAATACAGATTCAGTAGAACGAGTATATTTTGGATTTGGTGGGGAAAATATTTGGGCGAAAGGAAATGGCCAAGGCATTTGGATAGATCAGAATGGAGCCTATAGCAACTGTAACTGGGATTTTAGTGGTTCGGTTACGGGTTCATTTTGGGGGACTTTTGATGGCTCAATTCAAGCAAAAGATATCCGAAACGTTTCACCAGTCCAAGTCCAAGGCGGTAAAATGGGTTATTTTTTCGCTGAATATTCAGGGCTTAGATATGGCACAGCCACAGGTGCGACCTACGGGGATTTTCTTGCTTTAAATGGTTATACAGATGGGTCTGGTGGCAAAACAAATGGTTTATTTTTTGATAAAACGAGCCATCAAATTTATCATTTTCAAAATACATATGGAGCAAATAACTGGGGCACACCTCGCCAAATAGCTTATACAGACAACCAGACGTTTACAGGATTAAATAAATTTAACAATGATGTCGTGATTTTAGCTGCGCTCTATGCAAAAAAATTTAGATGTGAAAGTGATTTTTGGTTTACATCAGAAGATGAAAGTACAGCAAAACGACTGCTAACGGGTGGTTTATTGGTATCAGATGCCTATTCAGAAGCAGATAGAGTTCCAAATCTAGGAATTTATTCCAAAGGGCATATTCAAACTGCAGGCGGATTTGCAAGCACAAGTAATGAAGTTCAAATACATCATTCTCAAACAGGCCGTTATTTATTCTTAAATTCAGGTGCATGGGGATGCTATTCACAACAAGGCACAATTCCTTTAGATGTGGGCAACGGTGGAACAGGCTCAATTTCAGTCGCAGGTGCAAAAACTAATCTACAGTTAAATAGATATGTTCAAGATCCTTCTGTTACTTCGATGTATGCCCCAACTACAGATTCAAGAATAGTCATCACTGACAATTCTTGGGGGGTTTGGAGCGTTAATCCTAATTTTAACGCTGCTTTGTCAACTGCTCATGGTGGTACAGGCAATACGCAGGGTATCGCCCCATCCGCAAGTAAATTACAGACTCCAAGAAGAATCAATAATGTCAATTTTGATGGCACAGGTGATATTGAAATTACTGCAGCTATGAAATATGTAGGGGCTGTTAATGCGACTTCTATTGATAACGCTGTTAATGATGGTTTCTACCAAGTCATGGCAGATGGCATTGCGGGCCTGTATGGTTATGGTGTCCTAGAAGTTCGCACAATAGGAAATACAATCCACCAAACCTATTACGCTCACATGAAAAATGTAAATGGATCTGTAATTGTCAGACAGTCGTGGAATGGTGCTGGTTCATTCACTACATGGCGTTCTCTTGATCCGATTGGATCAGTGAAACTTTCTGGAGCAGTTGCAGGCAATGCGAGTTTTGATGAATCAGGAAACGTCAATATTGAAGCTTCACTGGTTCAAGGGCTAGGTATCAATCAGACTTGGCGCAATGTGACTTCACAACGTGCAGCATATACCAATTATACAAACAATAGACTTTATCCTATTCAGATATGCATCTATCTACAAGCTTCTGGAAATAATGATTATTCAACAGTTTATGTAGGTGGAGAACTTCTATTTACATTATCAAATACTACAGCTTGGGGTACATCAAGAGCTTGTGCAGTTGTTGTCCCGCCAAACAGTACCTATAAAGTCGATGGCACATTTAGCAAATGGACGGAATTATATTAATGAAATATTTTAAAAAAGACGGTGAAGTCTATGCTTTTGAGAGTGACGGTTCACAAGATGAATTGATCACCAAAGAATTTACCAAGATGACGAAAAACGAAGTAGATCGTCATTTAAACCCTGATAAGTATTTATCTGACGAAGAAAAGCGCAACAAGTTTTTAACCACATTAACACCTCTTACACGCAGACAATTCAAACTTGCTCTACTCGAGAATGATTTACTTGAAAAAGTTGAATCTACGATAGATAACATTCCAGATTTGCTACTTCGTAAACGTTTGCAAATCGAATATACAGAGTCAGATAAATTTCAACGTCAATCAGAATCAGTTATTGCTATGTGTAATTTGCTTGAGCTTAAAGAGGAAGAATTGGATTCCCTTTGGCTGCAAGCAATGACACTATGATTTTAATTAAAATAATTTGAATATATTGTTTAGGCTGCTCAAAACAAGGCCACACACTTAACAGTAAATCAAACTCATGCAAGCCTGTTGATTGAATTAAAACTCAAACAACAGGTTTTTTTATGGCAGACACCTACCATCACGGAATACGTGTCATTGAAATTAACGACGGTACACGACCAATTCGCAGCATTGCGACGGCAGTACTTGGTTTAGTTGCAACTGCAGATGATGCAGATGACAGTGTATTCCCTCTCAATACCCCAGTTTTATTGACAAATTTGCAAACAGCAGTTGGTAAAGCTGGAACTAAAGGCACGCTTAAAACAGCATTACAGACAATGGCAAATCAAGCAAATGCCATGTGTGTAGTCGTCCGTGTTGAATCAGCAGCGGAAGAAGCTGCACAAACAGCCAACATTGTTGGTTCTGTCACACCAGATGGCAAATACACAGGTTTAAAAGCGCTACTTACAGCCAAAACTAAGCTTGGTGTACAACCGCGTGTTATTGGTGTACCAGGACTAGACACTCAACCAGTAGCAACTGAATTAGTAACGATTGCAAAAAAACTTCGTGGTTTTGCTTATGCCTATGCTTGGGGGTGTAAAACTAAAGAAGAAGTTGTAGCTTACCGCGATTCATTTGCAGCACGTGAACTAATGCTGATTTGGCCTAACTTCGTGGCATTCAATGTTGATACCAAAAAAACTGAAACTGTTCCTGCAGTCGCGGTTGCAATGGGTTTACGCGCAAAAATTGATAACGAAATTGGCTGGCATAAAACTTTGTCAAACGTTGCAGTAAATGGCGTAACTGGCATTGATGCAGACGTCACTTGGGATTTACAAGATCCTGCAACCGATGCTGGTTATCTCAACTCAAATGAAGTGACAACTTTAATTCAGCATGACGGTTTCCGCTTTTGGGGATCACGTACATGTTCTGATGATCCACTATTCTGCTTTGAAAATTATACACGTACAGCACAAGTTATGGCCGACACTATGGCAGAAGCGCACATGTGGGCAATGGCTCTACCTATGCATGGTTCATTGGTCAATGACATGCTTGAAGGTATCAAAGCCAAAATGCGTGAATGGGTGCGAAATCGCTATTTGATTGGTGGTGATTCTTGGTTTGATGCCAGTACCAATGAAAAAGACAGCCTCAAGGCAGGTAAGTTAAATATTGACTATGACTATACGCCTGTACCACCGCTTGAGGATCTTACATTCAAGCAACGCATCACAGACAGCTATCTTGCTGACTTTGCTTCAACCATTTCAGCATAAGGAACATAAAATATGAGCCTACCTCGTAAACTCAAAAATATGAACCTTTTCAATGAAGGTACAAGTCTTTTAGGTGAGATTAAAACAGTCACACTGCCAAAATTAGCGCGTAAAACAGAAGACTACCGTGGCGGTGGGATGAATGGAACAGTTAAAACTGACCATGGTTTGTCTGATGATGGCTTAGTCCTTGAATCAACTTTTGGCGGTTTAGAGCTTTTAACCTTACGTCAGTTTGGTATGGCAAAAGTTGATGGTGTCTACATGCGATTCGCTGGTGCTTATCAGCGTGATGATTCAGGCGTTATTGATGCTGTTGAAGTTGTTGTTCGTGGTCGACATGAAGAAATTGACTTTGGTGATCAAGAACCAGGTGAAGACACTGAACATAAAGTAGTTAGTAACTTGGTTTATTACAAGTTAACTGTCAACGGTAAAGTCGAGGTCGAAATCGACGTACTTGGCTTTAAAGAGGTTATTGGCGGTGTAGATCGTTTGGCAGAACAACGCAAGGCCATTGGTATTTAGTTTCCTTACCCTTGCATGGTCACAGTACTGTGCAAGGTTTTTTTAGTTTCATTTTTAAAATCACATTATTTAGGACTTTATTATGTCAACTGTTGATCAAGCAAAAAATTTAGAATTAATTCAAGCAACAAGCAAACAGGTTGAACTGACTGTTGGTGTCAAACTTGGTGAAAACCTTATCAAAAACATTACTGTTTTTAAGCCAAATACAGGGCATTTTCGCGGTGTCAGCATTCGTAAGTTACAAGACTTATATCCTGAAGAATTGGCTATTTTTCTCCCTCGTGTCACATCACCTATGGTCCCTGCTCAGGCACTTTTAGAAATGGAACTTGATGATTTCATTAACCTTGCAGGACAGGCATTGAGTTTCATTGGTGAGGGAAAGGTCCAATCCCCGACCGAGTCGAACCAGTAATTGCAAATTTGGCAGTCGTCTTTCATTGGACGCCTGCCGACTGTGCCGATTTTGATTTAGATGAACTCATGTATTGGCAAGAACTCGCAATAAAAAGAACGCAAACCGAGAAATAGTAAATGAGTAAGTTAGACCTAAGTATTGTTATTAAGTTTATAGACAAAGCAACTCAGCCGATTCGCCAGTTTCAGCAGAATGTGCAAAACACAAACCAATCAATAGATCGACTTACTCAATCTGTAGACCGACTTGAACGAGGTTTAAACAAAACCTCCTTCAACCGATTTTCAAGAAACCTCAGTACTGGATCTGCCGAAGCAAGTACCCATGCAAGCGCTTTAGACACGATGCACAATGGTTATGATCGTGTAGCTCATGTTTTAGACACCGTAAAAAATAAAACACAGTCATGGTCTGATACATTAAAAGCTAATCGTGTTCAGATGCGAGAGGAAATTAAAAGTATAGGATTGAGTACTTTAAGTTTCGGTTTAGCAGCATCTATACCAATTAAGGCATTTTCTGACGCAGAGGATGCCAGCACTAAATTAAAAGTTTCAATGATGGATGCAACTGGTAAAGTAGCACCTGAATTTAAAAAAATTAATGACTTAGCAACAAAACTAGGAACTAAATTACCAGGTACAAATGCAGACTTCCAGCTTATGATGGCAAACCTTGTTCAGCAAGGGATAAGTTTTAAGTCTATTTTGGGCGGTACTGGTGAAGCTGCAGGTAATTTAGCTGTTTTATTAAAAATGCCATTTGATCAAGCTGCAGAGTTTGCAGCCAAAATGCAGGATGCGACTCAAACAGCTGAAAAAGATATGTTGTCTTTAATGGACACAATCCAACGTACAGCATATTTAGGTGTAGATCCAAGCAACATGCTAGGTGGTTTTGCAAAACTTGGCGCAGGCATGAAAATCATTAAACAAGCAGGACTTGAGGGTGCTAAGGCAATGGCACCTTTGTTGGTTATGGCAGATCAATCAGGGATGGTAGATTTAAGTAGTGCTGGTAACGCATACAGTAAAACTTTTAAAGCTATGCTTGATCAAGCAAAAATTAATAAAGCACTGAAAGGTACAGGTTTAAATTTAGATTTTAGCGATGGTAAAGGCGAGTTCGGTGGTTTAAACAAAATGTTTAAAGAACTCGATAAGCTTAAAAATTTTAGTACACAGAAACGTACTGGCATTATTTCAGACATATTTGGTAATGATGCAGAAAATATGCAGGTCTTGAACCTTTTAATCGACAAAGGTCAAAAGGGTTATGACGAAACTCTAGCAAAAATGCAACGTCAAGCAGATCTTCAAACTCGAATAAATGAGCTATTAGGCACATTATCAAATATTTGGGATCAAGCAAAAGGTGCTATCACAAATGTTATGGTCGATATCGTTGCAGCGATTGCACCTGATTTAAAAATCTATGCACAAAAAATCAGTGAAATTGCTGAAAAAGTCAGTAGCTGGGCAAAAGCTAATCCTGAATTGATTCGTACCATCGCAAACATTGCAATGAAACTACTTATGTTTAAAGTCGCAATGCTTAGTGTTCGTTACACAGGTAATTTACTATTTGGTACTATTTTCAGCATGATTGCAGGCATTACCAAATTCGCTTTGATTATGTGGATTGCTAAAAAGGCAGCAGATAAATTTGGGATTGGTTTACCTACTCGCTTCAACCTTATTTCAAAGGGTGTCAGATACTTAGGTCAAGCCTTTATCTTTTTAAGTCGCCAAGCGCTTCCCCTTTTAATTGCTGGTATCAGGACATTATCTATCGCATTACTCACTAATCCTATTACATGGATTATTGCTGCAGTTGCTGCCTTAGCTCTTGTTATTTGGAAGTACTGGGGACCAATCAAAGCATTTTTCATTGGATTTTGGGATGGCTTAAAACAAGGGTTATCCCCTTTGTTTAAAAGCCTCAGCACTGCTTTTAGTTCTATGAAAACAGTTTTAGCACCTTTACTACCTGTATGGAATGCATTAGTGACTGCATTCAATTGGGTAAAAGATGCGATATCAGGATTGTTTACTCCTTTCCAAGCAACCAATCAACAATTAAAAACAGCAACAGCCAATGGTAAAAGTTTTGGTTTGGCACTTGGTACCATTCTCGGAATACTTGGATCTATCAGTGTCAAATTGATTGAATTCGGAGTAACACTATTTACTGTTGTAGGTACTTCAATTGGTAATACAGTAGGCTTTATTGTTGTCAATTTTGGTAAAGTCCTTACTTTCTTTACCAATATCTGGGTACAGATTAAAAATGCTTTCAGTGGTGGTATTGCTGGTATTAGCGCCCTCATCTTCAATTGGTCACCTCTTGGATTATTCTATTCTGCTTTTGCTGCCGTATTAAAATGGTTTGGTGTCGATCTGCCAAGTAAATTCACTGGCTTTGGTTCAATGATTTTGGAAGGTCTTAAAAATGGCATTCTCTCAAAAGTTCAATCAGTTAAAGATGCTCTTTCCAGTGCTGTAACAGGCGTAATCGACAAAGCGAGAAGCATCCTAGACATTCATTCCCCTAGCCGTGTTTTTGCACAGATCGGTGATTTTACTATGCAAGGAATGGCACTAGGTATCACTAATAATCAAACATTACCTGCAGCAGCATCGAACAATGCAGTCAATCATTTAGTTAATAAAACTAAGCCCATAGGATTAGGCACTAAGCCTATTGTTGGTGCTGGCAAACCCATTGCACCAGTTAAAACAATTACTTCACCAAATGGCCGTACATCAAGTTTTATTAGTAACGATACGATTCAAATCCACATACACGTTAAAGATGGATCTGTAGTCAAAGGTACAGCTGAAGCACTACGCAAAGAACTTGAGCGTGTGACGAAAGAAGAACGCAATGCACGACGTAAACTATTAACAGATACGGAATAATTAAAAATGATGATGGCCTTAGGACTATTCGTATTTTCACTTAAAACTGTTTCTTATGAGGAACTGCAACGTGTCACCAATTGGCGACACCCAAGTAATAGCCGTGTTGGGGTAATGCCTGCTTATCAGTTTGTGGGTAAAGGTGAAGACATTATTACTTTGAAAGGTACAACCATGCACGAACTTACAGGCACGCGCAGCCAATTAGATATTGTTCGTCAAATGGGTGATACAGGCAAAGCTTTTACCCTTATTGAAGGTACTGGGAAAATATATGGTTTGGTTATTATAGAAAATTTGGATGAAACCAAAACCAACTTTTTTAATGATGGTGCTTCTCGAAAAACAGAATTCTCAATTACTTTAAAAATTATCAAAGATTGGAAACCTAGTTTAATGGGTACACTCATTGGTATGGGAGTTGGCGCTTTGAGTAGGATTTCTTGATGCTAAATTCACTTTCTTCTGCAGTAAACACAGCAATCGATTCATACAATGATATCGCTGAATATCCATATCCAATTTTCAAAGTAGAAGTTGAAGGCATAGATATTTCAGCAAAAATTGTAGATCGCTTAATTTCACTCAATGTAAAGGATAACAGAGGATTAGAGGTTGATAGTATTGATCTTGAACTTGATGACAGTGATGGACTACTGAGTATTCCACCAGAAGGTGCAAAAATTCAAGTGTGGCTAGGCTGGTCTAATACTGGTCTTATTGATAAAGGCGTGTATAAGGTTGAATCTACTGCACATCGTGGATCACCAGATGTCTTATCTATTACCGCCTTTGCAAGTGATATTTCAGAAGGTTTAAAGCAAAAACGCGAACGTTCTTTTAATAATAAGACGATAGAAGATATTTTTACAACTGTTGCAAATCAATATGAATTGAAACCTATTATTCATAATAAATTTGCTTCGAAAGTCATTAAATACATTGCACAAAATGAATCTGATGCAAATTTAATTACACGTATTGCCGATGAAAATGATGCAATCGCAACAGTTAAAAATGGTCATTTACTTCTATTGCCACGTGGCGCAAGTCAAACTGTTTCAGGATTAAACTTACCCCGTGTAAGTATTATGCGAACAATGGGAGATCAACATAGTTACACCACTGGAACAGGAACAGATAAAGTCACAGCTGTAAAAGCTTTTTATTATGAAACGAATAAATCAAAGAAAGGAAATGTTGTCATTGGAGATAACCAGGATAATTTAAAAGAATTGCGATTTGTTCATCGTGATAAAGAGGCTGCAGAACAAGCTGCAAATGCTGAATACAACCGCTGTAAACGTGGTGCAAAACAATTGAGTTATACCCTTTCACTTGGGAATCCATCTCTTATTCCAGAACAAGAATATGAATTCATCGGTTTAAAGCAAGAAATAGATGAAATTGTATGGTTGGCAACAAACTTAACCCACAACCTTAGTGAAAATGGTCTAACTACCTCAATAGAACTTGAGTTGCAATTACCAGATGCAGATGATGTTTCTCAGCTATTTGATGACACAGATAAAACCGCAGATGATACAAACTCAAATGGATCTAACAAGAAGGTAGGTCGTAAATATGCGGAATATACAGGTGTTATTGTCTATTACAAGGAAAAAGGAAGTACTATCAAATTGATATCAGGTGATCAGTCTAATCCACTCAAACTGACGCATTTATATAAAAGCTCACAATCTGCCACAGTTGCTTTAAAACGTGAACAAGCTCGTATAGATAAAGCTAAAACGAATAAACCATAACATTAAAAGCATAAAGTCAAGAATTGCAATTCTTGGCTTTATTGTTTCTCAACTTTAAGAAGATAAGAAGAACCATAAATCCTTATATATCGAAATTTTTACAATGTAAAATTACGATATATGCTAATTTTGTTATATATTTGTTAAAAGACAAAAATAGGTATGTTATGGCTGTGAAATACGGATTGATTTGCCCTCACTGCAATTCTCAGTTCAATGTGAGATCTAGTTATTTTGAAAATACGATATTGAAAAGACTATTTTTACAATGTTCAAATTATGAATGTAGTTTTTCAGCGCAAGCATTTGTAGAAATAAAATATGAACTTTCTCCTTCGGGTACTCCCAACCCAGATATAAATCTTCCTCTTTCACCTGCAAAAATTAGAAAAGAGGTGGAAAGTGTCTAAAAAATTTGATGAAGCACAAGAACATCAACTTAATCAGGTTCAACGAATTCCCCACAATTATGACTTGCCTTCTAGTAATGAATGCGAACGTTGTGGAAACGAGATTCCACTAGAACGTCAGGCATATGGTGACATTCATTTATGTGTAGAGTGTCAGCACCTAATTGAAATCAATAATAAACGCTATATAAGATAAAATTGGAGAAATTAAATAATGTGGATCTATCCATTTTTAATTGGGACAATGTTTGGAGTATGTGTAAGTTCTTTTTTGTTTCTAAAATCAGTAGGATGGGCTTTTTAAATCGGTTATAATGCCAGCGGATGGCAGTGAATAATCAATAAACTGCGCGTGGCTTGACACGATTTCAGCTCCTAACAAAGCCCCTTATGGGGTTTTTTTATAACTTATTAATTAATGCAAGAACATATAAGTCATTTATATATTGGAAAAAGGAGAGAACTTTGTTAGTTGATGAAAGTAAATTTGAACTGATGAAAGATTATAATATTCCTGTCTATGTTATGGATCAAAACCAAACTTATGCGGGTAGACTTTTTCTCTCACCAAGTAAATGCACTCTCCATGTGATGACTGAAAGATTTATATCAGGAGAGTTTGGTTTTTGTAAAACAATAAAATGTTTTACAAATACTTGCAGCTATATATTATGCAATTTAGGAAGACCTTCTAAATCTATAATATTTAATTTAGAGGGTTCAAATAATGAAAAAGTTCCATTTTATGAATATAAGTTTGATTTAGGTTTAGTTTTTTCTACTAAAGGTTATCGTTATTTTCCAGAAAAAATTAGTAGTATTATTTTTAGCGCACCAATATTTAAGAAATGGGTTGGAACTACAAAAATACAGCATAATTTAATATCAAAAATTCACAAAAACATCGAACAGACATATTTTCAAGATAAAATAGAATTTGAAAGAAATATAAATGAAAATATTAAAATTCGTTTAGGTTATAAACTTGAATATCACAACAATCAAGAAACCTTTAATTTTGGGACAACAATTACTCCCCAAATAGCTATTAATTTTACAAATTTGATAAATATTGAAAATATAAATGAAGAAATATATAATTTTTATAATTTAATGAATTTTTTAATCGGTTCAGATTTTTCTTTAAATTCAATTTATTGGTGGTCAGAAGAATTCTCTTTAACTTCATCAAGTATATATATTCCATCTGATTTTCGTTCATTTGAAAATGATTACCCACTTTTGCCACTAAATCCAAGATATTTGGATGAAAATTTCAATTTCCCATTAGAGTTATTTAACAATTATTATCTACTATCTGAAAATGATAAAACTCTTTTTATAAAATACTCAAGATATAAAAATATGAAATCAGATGAAGAAAAATTTTTAGGATATTTTAGATTGCTTGAAAAATTAACTTCAAAAGAAAAATCATTTGTAGATATCCAAGAACTTTCCCAACTTCTAAATAAGTCAAAAAAATATTTACAACGTAAATTTAATTGTAATAAAAAAAATATAGAAGGCCTAATAAATAAAATAGAAACCTCCAATAAAATGAAATACAACACATCAAAATGTATAGGAGATTTTTTTGATCAGATACCAGAAGAAATTACAAAACAGCTTCTTTTCGATAAGAGTGAACTTGTAAGCATAACTAAGTTAAGAAATGATATTACACACGCTAATTCTTATATACATGATGATGTTAAACTTTACGAATATACCAAATTTATAAATGCATTGCTTTTTCTTGCTTTCATTCAAATAAAACTTAAAATTGACAGTAAAACATTAATACCAGTTTTGGGTAATATTCAATGTACATAAATTAATATCTAATTAAGCCCAATGGATGGGCGTTTCTAATAAGACCAATATTGACCATTATAAAATACACTCCGAGCAGCTGCATTATGTTCTAATTCCTGACCATCCCAATCAAAAATTTTGATAACTTTGTCTTTTTCATCTTTTAGACAACGTAAATCATTCATTTTCGCATCACTTTGTTGTATTCTAACCCATCCAAATTTAAGCTTTTCTTCTTTCATGGAAACCTTCATTTAAGTTGAGTACTGCTTTAAAGGTTAATTTTATAATATGTATTCTTTCGTTTCATAGTTAGTAACTCTATTGCTTGTTGTCTCTTTGAATAAAACCACATAATTTTCCAGCCTATATAAATAATAAAAGACATTAGTACAAAATTAGCAAATACCCAAATGAATATATAGCCTCTATTAATACCAAGTACTTCGTAAAGGTAGAGAAAATAAATCATTAAAAAATATGCACAAATTGTCATCGAAACAAATAAAATAATTCCAAACGTTCTAATTAACCAACTATAACTTATAGGTTCATTTAAATAAAATTTCTTATCAACAGGATGATACATCAAAAAAAATTTACAATTATTATAATAAGTTACCGCACCCTTAGAGTTTTCAAACCCATTTAAATGGATTAAAGTTGGCAAATCACTTATATCAGTTTTTAATAGTATTTGATATTCTAAAACCTTAATCTCATATTCAAATAATTCTTTTTCTTTTGGTGTATAAATTGGATTATTTATACACTCTTTAAGTTCTATTAATTTATTTTTTTTTGCTTTAACTGGTATAGTACTTACATCTCTAAAGATCCCCGAACTTTTATATTTCTCATACAATAAAATAAATACAGTAGGGATAAAAATAGCTAACCCCCAAAAAGTGTTTTCAGGATTTATTATAAATTTTTCTGCAATTTCAATCATTTTATCCATCTTATATATCTCATTAACTTAAAAACATTCAAATACTTCTTATGAAGTAAGCTTATTTTTTTATTTTAATTATGCACAAAGTACTTATACATGTGCTATTAATAAACTCATGACCATTAATAGTCGTATTGCTCATCTGCCCAACACGATTGACTTCATTAACAAATTGTTCAGCGTCTAAACCAAGTAAAGTTTTTGCAATTATCTTTACCCGCTTTAAACTAATATCATCATTTTGAGTCCATGAAATTAAAACAAAGCTTTCGCTAACCTCCAGCTGTGAGGACCCTTTTTCAAATATATAAATCTTTTTTGGATTATCTTCACTATCAGTACTATCTACTATTTCAATTGGCTTAAAGCCAAGCTGCTCTAAGTGATCTTGAATATTATTAACATTAACTGGTGTGATATTTGGCTCTAACAATTTAACTTCTAAATTTGGATTAAAATGAGTAGTTGCCCATGCCATATTCATATTAACGCCTTTAACTTCATACATAATGAAGGTGCGTTTAAATGTTTCAGAGTTCATTTTTTGTATTTTATATGCAAGCTTTTCCAACTGTTGTTCTGTGATACGTTCATCTAACAGCACATTTACAGTTCGCTTTTCTATACCCTGTTTCTCATCAGAAAGGATCTTATATTTTACTTCTTGCTCAGAAACATCATTAATCTGTGATATTTTTTCTTTTTGAGGATCTTCGGGCGTACTGACATCATTACAACCTATTAACAAACTAATTAAACCAATATAAAACAAATGCTTCATTTAAGTCCTACTAATATAATTATAAAGTAACTTGACGCTAAAACTATAACACTGTTACAGTCTTATCACTACAGCAAAATCTGTAGTCAGGCCTAGGAAACCTGTTGCAATGATCTAAGGCGCAAAAAGTCCGTCATGGGCTATTTTTTTGTGTAAAATTCGGCAATGCCTTTTATGGCAGGCTGGATATGGCAGCTTCGCGCTGGCCGTTTCTTAGATCACGGTTTTCCTAGCCTTGTCCAGTCTGTCACCATTACCCTAGGAAAGTGATGGTTTCAGGTTTAACTACTTGATCTAAGGAAAAGCAAATGAAAATATTCGCTTCTATGCAAACATGCACTCAAAAAAATGTAAAAGAACATACTCCAATCTATGATCTACAGGCCTATGCCCTTCGTCAACGTTTAGCCAAACGCAAAAAACTTTTAAAAAATTTAATAGACACTACAGTATTCTTTAGTGCCATAATTTTTACCTTTTCAATGCTATTTTGGGAGATTTAAGTCATGTTTAAAAACTTAAGCACCTCTCAAACACCTTTTGTGCGCCTTTGTTTTCATTAAAATTTCTGTATTCTAAAAATTATGAAATGCAGTAAATTTTCATAAACTTAATGAGATAAATAGACCAAGCATCAAAATATGTTTGTATTTTATTCACCCACGGCTATGCAAGTCATAACTTGTCGCAAGTATAGTACTTTGAGTATTCATTTTTTGGCAGATTGAAATAGAATGAATAGGATAAAGTCTGGAGGAAAAATGACTGATTTAAATTCGAATGATCAACATGAAGAAATTTTAATAGAACTTGTACAAATGAAAGATTGCTTAAGTCTTTTGAGTAAAACAACAATAGCCCAAGGCGAAGTAATTTCTTCAAAAGAAATTAATGCCTTTTTTACAATACTTAGTCAAAAAGTTGACAGTATTTCCCAGAAATACCAAAAAATTATTTAATGGAAATAATGCCACTTTTAAGTGGCATTATTTTGTGAAGCATAGGCTTTGGCCATCCCGACAAAGCCTTTTTTCGCATCTTCTTGCAAACTTCGATAGGCTTCAACGATTTCAAATTCTTGATCATCTAGATCTACAGCACGTTTGCCAAAACTAATATAAATAGCATCGAAGCCCGCGTCTTGTAAGGCTAACAATTGATTTTGATTCAACGGATCTCCTAGTTTTTCATAACGGATAATTGAACCTACAGCAACGTCTAATAATTCTGCCATGGCTGGTTGAGTCATCTTTAATCGCTTTCTTTCAGCTTTCAAACGTTCCCCACGTAATAAAAACTTTTCATTAATCGACATTTTTTCACCTTGAAGTATTGAAACTTTCGATATATCGTAATAATATGATCTATAACAGTGTAACACTGTTGATATATCCAAACTTTATTTTTTTGAGAACAGACTATGACCACGCAGATTGAAAAACGCGATCAAATGGTTGGATCACATTTGACACAAAGTGAGAAGAAATACCTTCGTGTCTATGCAGCTAAAAATGGTCACACCACTTCTACTTTTATTCGAGAAACACTAAATGAGGTTTTATCGAAAGTAGAAGATGAAACCAATCCATTCTTCACCGCACAAAATAAACAATAAGTAACTGAAATACTTAAACGTTTACAAATTCAAGCTAAAGGTAAACAAATGAATACACTTCAAGAAGTTTTGACTAATCGTAAGTGTCAACTTGAAGCAAAAAAGGCACTTAACTAATGTCAGACATTCAAATACGCATTATTCAACGCCTTGAACAAATCTTTAATTTCAAGAAGCGTGACGATTGGTTTCGTGAAGGCTTATGCCCTCAATGTGGAAAAAAAGAAGTTTATACACATGCAATCAATCCACGTATTGTCAAATGTGGTCGTCTAAATAAATGTGGTTATGAAGAACACGTAAAAGACATCTGTGACGATCTATTTAAAGATTGGTCAAAGGAATTCCCTCGAACCGAAGTTAAACCACATGCAGCTGCAGACGCTTATTTAGAACATGGTCGTGGATTTGATCTTCCTAAACTTAAAGGGCTTTATACACAAGAAACTTTTCACAATGAACAAAAGTTCCCAGGACAAGTCAGTGCGACCGTTCGTTTCGAACTTGCACCTGGTATTTATTGGGAACGTCTTATTGATAGACCAGAACGTTTTGGTCGCCAAAAGGCTAATTTCAGGGGTAAATATGAAGGTCTTTCATGGTCAATGTGGAAGATTGATGATTTATGTAATGCTGAATCAATTTGGATCACAGAAGGTATTTTTAACGCAATTGCACTAACACTTTCAGGTGTTCCATCTATTGCGACCATGTCTAGTGGTAATTATCCAGTTAAACTTTTACAGCAAATTACCGACCGTTGTCACGAACTGAAAAAAGATAAGCCCCGACTGTGCTGGGCGTATGACAATGACAAAGAAGGTCGTAAAAAGTTAAAGAAATTCCATTTACGAGCATTACAGGAAAAATGGCTTTCAACTGCAGCATTACCACCTAACCAGATCAAAGGGCGCAATTTTGACTGGAATGACCTTTATATGCATGACCTATTGCATAGTGAGGAACGGAAAAAGTATCGCCATTACGGTGAATTATTAATTGCTGAAACTGCCGAGCAAGCTGGCTTATTGATTTACAACTTCAAAGAAGGCCGTACACGGACATTCTTCTTTAATCATGATTTTCGTTTGTACTACTTCAATCTAGATATAGACAAATTTAATAAAGCTTTAGACATCATCGAAAAAAATGAAAATCTTGATCATTTGCTTGAACAAGAAAAGCGTGAACAGGCTTTGCGTGATTCATCATCATGTACAGAAATTTGCACTCGTCAAATTAAACCGTTGTATTTCCAACGAAATGAAATTACTGATGAGCATTGGTACTACGTTCAAATCCTTAGTGAAGAAAGCGAAATAAATACCACTTTCACCTCTAGCATGATCAGAAATAGCGACAAATTCGCAGAACGCTTACTTGGCGTTCAAGAAGGTGCATGGTGGACAGGAAGCACCAATCAATTAGTCAGTTATATGAAACCCCGTACAGAGTTTATCAAGCGTGTAAAAACTATTGACTATATTGGTTACACCAAAGAAGACAAAGCTTGGCTTTTTAATAATTATGCGGTGCATGACGGACAAATCATTCCCATCAATGAGCATGATTATTTCCGTATCAAGCGTATGGACATCAAAACATTAAGTAATGATCCACAAATTTTGCTCAACCCAAAAGCTAAATTTAATCCTACTTGGTGGAAAGACTTCTACCGTGTCCGTGGCAACAAGGGCATTGTTGCGCTTGCATGGTGGATGGGGACTTATTTTGCTGAACAGATCCGTGGGCTTAACAGCTCATACCCATTCATGGAAATTGTTGGTCAAGCTGGTGCTGGTAAATCACGTTTAATTGAATTCATGTGGAAGCTTTCAGGACGCAAGGACTATGAAGGCTTTGACCCGAACAAATCAACCAGTGTAGCTGTTTACCGTAACTTTGCCAAAATATCGAATCTTCCTGTTGTCTTAATCGAAGGCGACCGTAACGATATAAATGGTAATGCAGTACAAAAAGCCAAATTTTCATGGGATGAATTAAAAGATGCATTCAATGGTCGTGCAATTCGTTCTAAAGGCGTAAAAAATGCAGGAAATGACACTTATGAACCACCTTTCCGTGGTGCAATCCTTATTTCTCAAAACACTCAAATTCAGGCATCTGAAGCGATTTTGACACGTACCCTGTTACTTGAATTTGACCGTTCTGGTCAGTCATTGGAAACCAAACGTATTGTAGATGAACTAGATCGTTTAGATATTGAAGAAGCTTGTACTTTTATCACCCATTGTTTACGCAATGAAAAGGACATTTTAGAAACCTACAACAAAAAACTTCCTGAAATTGAAGCTAGTTATCATCAATTAGGTATTACTCACACTCGTATTGCCCTTTGTCATGCTCAAGTTGCAGCACTGGTCAATGCCCTAGCCTTGCACGTTTTACCTATTGATCTTGAAGAAGTATGCGCTGCAGAAGACATGCTCATGGATATGGCTCGTGATCGAGTGGATCAGCTTAACGGTGATCATCCTGATGTGGAAAAATTTTGGGATGCATACGAGTACTTACAAGGTAATAGATCACCAGAATGGGGCCTCAATCATCATTCTGCAGATGCTCATACCATCGCCATCAATTTAAATGAAATTTACAAAGTAGCTGCCCGAAATTATCAGCAACTACCAGAAATCAATGAAATGAAAAAATTACTTCGTAACAGTCGAAAGTACAAATTCATTGAAAGTAATAAGCAAGTTTATAGCGACAAATTTCCTGCAGATGATGTTTCTGCCGTTTCCAAAAATCGTGAAGAAATTGGGAAACCAAGCCGTAATGTTAAATGCTGGATCTTCTCTAATCCACACATAGGAGCACAAAAGTAATGATTGAAAAAATTGAGAATCCTTTAGGTTTAAAACTTGAACATATAGAAAGTTTAATTCCAGAACTTCAACAACAATTTGATGAGCATTCAAAAAAATTATCTGAGTTTTTTTCGTTGGAAGAATCAGGTGTTGCAATAGAGATTACAACGAGAACTGGTCAATACAGTTACAACCTTGAGCAGTTGAAATTGCTCAAAGCTGAATTATTAGATCCTATTTCTAACAGTATTAAGGAGATTTCTTAATGAATGCACCAATTACACAAGATCCAAGTTATTTCCAAATGATTGCAGAACATCAACAGCTGTCAGAACGTGTTTTACGTTTAGAAGAATTGTTATCTGATAAAAAATATACCGAAGTTCTTCCTGCAGTTGTGCACAGCCTAATCAAACAGATGAAAGATATTGTTATCACAGGATCTGATTTATCAAATGAACTACCTTTTATAGATCCTGAAACTCCACAAATCTTGGCACACGAATTTAAAATTGGTGACATTGTCAATGTCCCAAGCCGTATGGCTCAACACAAATTTATTGTGAGTTCTAAACAATGTTTCATTGTTGAAAGACTAATTGGTGCAGAACAATTAAAACTGAGATGTGTTTGTGGTCAAACAGATGCATGGAAAGGTTTTAATTTAGAAATCACAGGCCACTATAGCCATTTCGCAAATCTTGGATAAGGAAAGTTCAAATGAAACTATTGGACTCAGCACCACAAGCGAACGCGGTTTAATTAAAACACACATACAAAAGTTGCCGCTTTTGTATGTGCCACACAATTTATAAAGGACACAAATTATGCAAAACGATTCTAACGTAGAAATGCAACAAACTAAAACCAAGTACACAGTAGATCCTGAATTTAAAGAATATTACATTGATTTAGTAGGTAAAGATGTAGCACAAGGAGTACATAGCTAATGGCAACAGCAGAAATTTCAGAAAACAGTGTTTTAGAAAAAATTGTTGAAAAAATGCTGTTGAAGATCCAAAAGAAAATGGATGAAAAGCCGATTATTCCAATTGAACACCAGTTGTGGGATGAACATGACATCGCACATTACTTTAAATATTCATTGGATTATACCAAACGCCACATTATTCCAAATGAGTATTTCCCACCAAGCAGAGAATTACCAACATCGGCAACCAACGACCGAACTGTACCACGTTGGAAAGCAAAAGATGTAATTGCATTTGGTATGGCTTTCGACAAAACTGACGTGAAATATAACTAAATCTAGGTTGAAATTTTGGGGCAATATTTGCCCCTTTATAATTGACTTACAGTTCTATTGAATACAAAATTCATTAAAACTTCATTCAGAAAATATTATTCATGGCACTCATTGATACCAGTGGATTAGAACCATTTGCAGCGATTTTAACTGAACTGTATAAAGACATGGCTCAACCTGCGGCTAGAAATATAGGACTTGCTTTAGGTGCGTTTACAAGCGCTGGTCTTTTCTTACACTTATTGACTTCATGGGGAACTGATAAGTTAAACATTTGCTTAAAGAGTAATTTAGATCAATATGCTGAACGTATAAAGGATATTCCAGTTGAAGATATAACTGAAGTTCCACCAGAAATTGCTACACCAATTATTGAAAAGCTAAGCTATGTAACTAATGAAGAACTCAGAAATTTATATATTGAGTTACTAGCCAAAGCTTCAATTAAAAATGAAAATAACAAAGCACATCCTAGATTTGTAAATATTATCAACTCTCTCTCACCCGATGAGGCACAATTGATACGATATCTTAAAGATAAAAAATGGTTACCATTTGTTGATATTGTTTTGAATTCAGTAAGTTATGAACAATATTTTCTAGAAAAATTAGTATGTATAATTCCTGATTTAGATTTAGTTTTCAATCAAAATTTAAATGCTTATTTAAATAATTTAGCAGCTTTAGGGTTGATTACAATTATTAATAGTCAAAGTATGGGGAGTAATGATGAATATAAACATTATGAACAATATTTGGTTGAACGTACCCCCTACTATGATTCAATAGAAAAAAATATTATGAGAAGAAATACTAATGATGGTCCTTATGAAATGATTAAAGGAATTATTTCAACCACTAGTTTTGGCCAATTATTTTTTGATGCAGTGATTTAAAATAAAAAACAATTAATGATTTTGTTTAAATCATTAATTGTTTTAAGCCCTCTGTTCGATCTAACTCATCCAAAATTTCATCGTTTGTCGGATTGTAGTATGTGAGAGCTTGTTTAGGATCTTTCCAGCCAAATATTTTACAAAGTGTGAGCGCATTTTTAACCCTTCGTGCCATTAAACTTGCAGCTTCATGCCTCGAATCATGAAAAGTTAAGTCTGCATTCTCTAAACCTGCCTGTTTTCTTGCTTTTCTGAACAACGTGTCACGAGAAGAATCAGACACGGTAAAAACTTTAGGTGAATTTTTACGCTTAATCTGCATAGCCAACGTCCACAATTCTTGTGCTGTTACATCCATAGGCACGATACGAGCAGATCCATTCTTTGTATCAGGCAAATAAACATACCTTTTATCCAAAAACACATCTTCGACTGGGCGATTTACAATTTCACCCGACCGCATTCCAGTTGACATTGCAATCAACCATATCAATGCAACCTCATGAATTTTTAATGTCGGCACAGTACCAGGAACATATTTTAGAGCAGCCAACATTTTCTGCAATTCATTCGAATCAGTACGTCTAACACGATGTTCTGGCTTTTTCGGCTTACGGATCTGTTCAACAGGATTATATTCAATCCAACCTTTATCCTTCTTGCACCAGTTAAAAAATGCAGACAGAGTTGAGTAATCACGAAGTACAGAGCCTGCACTCAAGGGTTTTATCGACCGTTTCATGACAGTATTTTCCCATTCCTTCAAAAACTCAGGCTGATATTTATTGAGTGGCCAATCAATATTGGGCAAATTATTACGAAAGTAGTTAATCCGCTGTATCTCTTTTTTGGCAGTTTTCTTGTGAATTGATTCTTCCTCAGCATATCGACGTAATGCTTCATCAAGCGACAAAACTATTTTACTTTTCAAAGCCTTTTGAGTTGCATCGTTTAAAATCAGATCTCGTTCAGTGCTTTGCGCCCATTTTGTGGCATCATTTTTTTTATCAAAGGTTTTGGTACGCCTAATTTCTTTCGTGAAATTTACCTCAGCACGCCATTTACCATTTTGTGTTTTATAAACAGTCCTATACATACATTTCCCAAACCAATATCGTGTGTGTAACGTGTGTGCTTATACCGAAAAATACCATTAAATACCGTTAAAAAACTTAAACCTCAGAAACGACAAAACCCCAAGCCATTGATTTATAAGGCTTGGGGTTTTGTGGAATATTGCTATTCTATATCTGTGGTCCCGAGGGTCGGACTCGAACCGACACGTCATCGCTGACAGTGGATTTTGAGTCCACCGCGTCTACCAATTTCACCACCTCGGGAGAGGTTGTGTGCGTATAATAGCGCGTTTCATTTTCTTGTCAACGACAAGTTTTCACATTTGTATAAAATTAATGCATATCTGGTTTTTTTGGATTATAAATCACCAATTTCAGCCTTTAATTTGAAAAAAGACTATACTAAGCGCAGTTTTTAAATCTCCAATGTCAGTTTTTCTTTCCCATGATGCAACTCTCTGATTTTAGTTTCGAACTTCCCGATGAACTTATCGCACGCTACCCGCTTGAAACACGTAGCGCTTCTCGCCTTTTACATCTCAATGCAGATGGCTCATATCAAGATCACAGTTTCACCGATATATTAGATTTATTCGATGAAGGTGACTTGATGGTACTCAATGATACCAAAGTGATGAAGGCACGCCTTAAAGGTAAACGAGCATCTGGAGGCGCAGTTGAAGTCTTGGTGGAGCGTATATTTGATCAAACCATTGCACATTGTCACATCAAAGCCAGTAATTCACCTAAAGCAGGTGCTGAACTATTTATTGGTGTAGATGGTGTTAAAGCCACCGTACAAGGGCGTCATGAAAACTTATTTATTGTCGAGTTTTCTCAGCCAATTTTGCAGGTTCTGGATTTGTATGGGCAATTACCTATACCACCTTATTTTAATCGAGAAGCTGAAGCGATCGATACTGAACGCTATCAAACCGTATTCAATGATCCAACCAAGTTAGCAAGTGTTGCAGCACCGACCGCAAGTCTGCACTTTGATCAAAGCTTACTGGAAAAATTAAAACAAAAAGGTATCCAACAAGCTTTTGTGACCTTACATGTCGGTGCAGGTACATTTTTACCTGTGCGGACAGACAATATCGAAAATCACATTATGCACAGTGAATGGTGTGATGTACCTGAGGCAACCGCAAAACTTATTCAAGAAACCAAAGCACGTGGGAATAAAGTCATTGCAGTAGGGACCACAGCAACACGTGCATTGGAAAGTGCTGCACAAGCTTCAGGTGGTAAAATTGCGGCTTGGACAGGAGATACCCAAATCTTTATCTATCCTGGCTATCAGTTCTGTGTGGTAGATCGTTTGATCACTAACTTCCACTTGCCTGAATCAACGCTGTTAATGCTGGTTGCTGCATTGTCCAATCGAGACAATATTTTAAATGCTTATAGACATGCAGTTGAGCAAAAATATCGGTTCTTTAGTTATGGCGATGCCATGCTGATTGAAAATGCAAATACAGAACAAATGACAGCAGAATAG